TTACAGTACTTCCAGTCCCGCTTTCCAACTCTTCGCCCCGACGATGCCATCCGCCGTCAGCCCGTGGTTGCCCTGCCAAGTCTTGGTTGCCGATTCCGTGCCGCTGCCGAAAATGCCGTCCGCCGCCGCGCCGATGATGATCTGCCATACCTTTACCGCGTTGCCCTTGCTACCCTTTTTGATCGTCTTCATGTTGTAGTCCTCACTTTCCGTATTCTGTGCCGGTGTCGCCGCGCTTACCGGCTTGTTAAACAATGCCTGCTCTGCCGCCCGGCGCCGCCTTAATCCTGCCAGCACCTTGCCGTTGGCTTTGCAATACTGTGTCATTGCCTGTGCGATCTGCGCCGCTGTTCTGCCCTTGCAAAGCTTCCGGAGATTTCCAGCGCCCAAGTTAAAGGCAAAGCTGACCAGCGCATCAAACTGATTCTGGTTGAGCTGCTCCGTGATCGGAACATATGCGGGATTGTTGACGTATCCCTCAAACTTCGCAATGTCCTGCTGCAGGTATGCATCCGCCTGCGCCTGTGTGATTGTCATGCCACTATGTACGCCAGCCGTGTGACCGTACCCGATGGTCCATACACCGGCGGCGCACCGGTATGCTGCCAGTCTGCATCCCTCGTGCTGCTTGATAAGGGCAAGTCCTGCCTGTCCAATTCTCTTATTTGCCATTGTCCTCTACCTCCTTGTCTCTCAGCTGCAACAGCACGTCCTTAAGCTTGTCTGGGATCGGAATAAACATTGCTGCGTTCTCCAGCAGGCTAAGTGCCTCGTTGCAGATGTAAAACATAATCACGATCTCCCGTAGCGCGATCGCATCATTCAACAGTTTCTGAATCGAATATGCTACTGCGATCACGATGAACATCACAATCTTTTTCAGCAGCCCCTTGAAGCCCGTCTCTGAACTCAGTGTCTTGGTATAAATACCCTTGATAACTCCGGTCACATAATCTGCCACCGCCAGAAACACGATCGTCTTAAGCAGCATATCCCAGCCGCCGAGCCAGCCGGCAATAATCCCGCCGACGATTCCTACAAAAATGCTTGTGTGATTAAAAAGTTTTTCCATATCCTTTTCCTCTCTTTCCTTATAATAAGTATAAAACACTGCTTATGCAGGTTTGTGCCAACTGAATAGCGCCGAACGCTCGATCACAAAGATCAATTATTCGGCGCTATGACTATGGTTCTGTTACTGTTTTGCTTCTTCAATTTTCTGCAGCCGGCTCTCGATTTGTGTTAAAGCCGCATCTAACTTCTCCCAGTTCTCGTTCTGCGCTGCAACATCATAAAATTCATGTTCTTCCGGTACGTTAAAGCCATAATTCTCCGTCTGTTTCATGATTCTCCTCCTACATCATAGTTGTATCTTCCTCGGCACTTTTCTTCGCCGGTTCCTCATATGTCTCCCCGGTGATCTCCTCATATTCCGCGGCTGTGATCCACTTTCCTACCGCATTGTACACACGGGTTTTGCTCCAAAGATTCTTGTCATAATACCCTTTTACCTTTTCATAATGTTTACTCATCCAATGTCACCTCCATCTGCATAGCCAGATAATCCATGTCGGCAGCAAGCTTCTGAATATCGGTTGTATTTCCATTAACCGTCTTATTTGTCGCGGTAACTGTTTCCGCCATCTCCGATGCGGTTGCCGATGTCTCCGCCAGTTTTGATGCCAGATCCGTGACACGCCGCGAATAGTCATCACTTTCTCTCCCCAGAACTACCGTCGCATGATTATCCTCAAGCACCACACGTTCAAGCACCACATACTCCGTGATAATGCTGATCCGCTCATCATGGTCATAAATCTCCAATCGTGCCAGATCATTTTGGGCCGAAAAAATATCCTGCAAAGCTTCGCAGGACTGATTTTCAAATACAATATTCAATTTTCCGTTTTCATGGTTTGCTCTTACAATTTCGTAAGTGTCTTTTGATGTTTTTAGTTTCATAAATTTCTCCTTTTTCGTTAAATATAATTAGGCGTTTGCAAAACACCTAAAGTCGCATAAATACGGCATTTTTTGTTGTTAAAATAAAACATCTCCTCAAGGTTTGTGGGTAAAATAGCTTAAGCATATTTTGCACCATAAATATCAACTCGGAATATATTTCCTTGGTGCATCATAACATTATGAGCTCCAGCCGCTAATTCGTCCGCAGATTGGCATACAAACATATTGCCCCACACTATTTTTCCGTCACTGCTCCAGTATTTTCGCGTGACGCGTCCATCCTGCGTAAACCGTAGCCCCGAAAAATTTTCATTTCCACCCCAATGATTCTGCGCTAGAAATAATTCTTTCGTATCATAAGTGTTAATGGCGTTCGCTGAAAGGATCACTTCGACAGATGTCTGATTGGGATCAAATGTCAGTTTTGACATATTGAGTGCTGATTTGAAGCTTTCCATATTAAACATATGTGTGTGGGGACTACACCCGGCATAAATGCCAAAGTTATCACGTAGCATAATGTCTAAATGGATATCACACGTAGTGTTACTTGTAAGTATGCAGCATCCGTTTACCAATGTTACAAATTTAACACCATTTTCGGTGACTATATTCCAGTAGTCTCCTAGCAAGCCAGCAAAGTTGGCACCATACTGCGACGCAGATATTTTTTTGGCGAGCAAATTATTTATCTCTGTTTCGGTATAGTATCTGCCATCATGGTCACCTGAACGCTTATGTTGCGTGAAAGCTTCGTTTAGCGTATCAATCAGCGCGCCCAGCGACCCCTTAACATTCGGATTCGCCTGTCTGGCATCCAGTGCATATCCCGCTTCTGTGACTGTGTTCGTGTTCTGCACTGCAGTTTTGAGCAGCCGCTTGTCAATCTCGCTCTCCGCCGTCTGGAAGTTCTCATTGACCACCGCCAGATCCGCAGTGTCTTTTCTCTCAAACAGCTTAAATTTGAATAAATCCGTAAGTTTCATCTCATACCTTCTTTCTGGTTCCTATATCCGCAACCTCTTCCACTGTGAAGCGTGCCAGATCATCCACTGTATACGCCGCTATATTCTCTACCGCAGCACTTAAATTCCGGGGAATGCTCAAATTCCGCAATTCCCAATGTGTAAATTGCGCCAGAATAATATGTGGATATGGTTTGAGTGTCCGGTACTGATTGTACAGTAAAGAAATATTCAACTGTAAGTTGCATGGAACTACTTCTTCCAGCATTTCCGTGACCACATCATACTGATTCTTCTGCGCAAGTCCCACCTTAACCGTTACGGTCTGACCGGCAATGTCCAGATCCAGCGTATATTCAGCTCCGCATAGTTCCCTCAGCTTCTGATCGAGGAAAGCATAATTGTACGGTAGACACACATTCCACTTTGTTATGCATCTGAAAATCCGGTCTTCCAACGTATCATCTGCCTTGGGCTGGATTCCCATGAGTTGCTCATATCGAACAATGCCCTCCTCATCGCAGGTCACGATATAGCGGTTGGCAATGATCCTGTTATGTTCCGCCTCAATTATCTGGAACTCCGGTGTTTCTGCATCCATAGGTGCGGCAAGTTCCTTATACGCCTGCAAATACAAAGGGAGCAGTTCCTTAAGATTGATATAACGATCAGCCATAAGTAACCACCCCCAGTACCGGGATCTCATATTCTGTTAATTCGACGTTTCCCCCGCCGTTAAGCGTTGTACCGGTCACATCCACCACACCCTTCACGCCCATGATCGCTGCATCAATAGACGCAATCCGTACAACCAGTTTCGACTGATTTTCCCAGTTCTTTCTAAGTCCGGCAAAATACTCCTCTATGGCTGTCTCGATCTGGGTCTTGCAGGTATTAAGGTCATATCCGTTATCATAGGTTATCGTCGCCGCAATATTAACAGTGACTTCGGATGCGGTGTCAACTGTCACCGCGTGCCCGATCGGTGCAAGACCATCGCCATGCCCGTCTTTATTCGGGTCAAATTCTTTCTGCACCGTCTGAATCAATACATCCGTTGCCTTTCCGAAAACACTGTCTAAAATCACAAGCTTGACCGTTCCCGGACCATTCCATGCCCGGATCACTTTAACAGCGCCAACTCCTGCTATTCCCAGTGTTTTGTCATGATAGTCCTTTGCATTCCCGGCAAAAGCCCGTTCATTGAAAGATTCCTGATACCGCAATCTAAGAGTTTCGGTATCCTCGTCGTCCTCTCCGTAGATCAACACACGCATAAGTTTTGCCGTCGTGAGGCCCATCACATACTCCACCGGGATAACATCCCCCAGGTATTCGTTCCCGGCAGCCCCCGGCTGCTCACAGGTTACCTGTCCGCTTGCCGTCACCTTATAAATGTGGTCTCCGCCGGTAAACCGTGTTCCGACCGGCACCGCCACATCCGTCTCTAATTCCAGTACCGCATACGTAGCTGTCTTGGGTGTGATACCCCTATCCGCACATAACCGGATCAGGTACTCCCGAGATGCTGTATCACCGAATGTCTCCGTCAGCATGCAATCAAATCCAACATACAGCGATGCCAATTCGACCGCCGCCGGTGCAAGCGCCATATATACAGGACTGCTCTCTCTCTTATCCAACGTATCCGGGATGCGCTCAAGCATCCTCTGCATAATTGCATCAAACGTCTGCTCCTCGTACACTTATACATCCACCTCCTTCTGTGCCGGAACGCTTCCAAATTTCGTATGAGCAACGAACGTAACCAGCAATTTTCTTCCCTTTTTCTCAAACTCAAAACTGTCGCATGAATCAATCCTGTCATCCTGCACCAGAGCCTCCGTGATGCGCCGCTCTACCTCCGGCATGACATAATCGATTGGTTTTCCGAACAGGTCCTTAAGCTCCACACCATAGTCCCACGAAAAAATAATATACTGATACCGCTCGGTATTCAGAATGTTATAGATCGCCTGCTTAATAGCTTCGACATCATCGCACTGCCCTATGATCCGTTCACTTTCTACAATCATTCTCGGACAGAGAGACGGCTGCTCTACTACTTCAACATTTTTCAACTGGTTTGATACCGGTATCATGCTTACACCACCTTCCCGATTACAAGATATTTCTGCCCGCCCTGCTGCCGGACCACCTGCACGCTGTCACCAACGCTCAAGCCGCTATGTACCGTTACCGTTAATTCGCCGCCGTATTCATGGTTATGCTCCGGCATACCTCCGTCCTCGGTATGTGTCGGTTTTACTGTTACCCTGATTTCACGCTCTTTCAAATGTTCCGGCAGGATCAACATGTTTCCGCTAATCTCAAATCTCTGTTCGATTTTAATTTTTAAAGGACTGGCGGATGTTACCGTCCCGGACATCACCGTTGCCGGATATCCAGCATCATTCGCATTCGTCGATACCTGCTGCACCGCCCGGACAAAATCATTTGCGTCATGCACTAAAATCACCTCCCGATACTGTCAAATCCATTGTGTGTTTGCTCTCGCCGTACTTGTGAACGCATTTTTCCACCAACATGAGATTCTGAAGCTTCACGTCACCGAGATCAAGCTGCACCACGACGAGCGATCCACCGCGCACCCGTGAGTCTCCGGCGGCATCCTTGACTGTCAGCGTCCGCGTCTCCTTATTGTAAAGCTGTAATAACGCGTCCGCCTTTGCCTGCCCGTTTTCTCCCTTTTGCAGCGTATCAAAATACTGTAAAATGCCCCACCTGTTGATAGTCGATGAATCCTGTGCGATATAGACCTCCCGCTTTCCGGCATCCTCATTGTCATAAACCAGTTTGATCCGATTATAGGTATTTTCATCGATGGACGACTCATAGTCATAATTCTGACCAGTTTCCGCATCAATCATAATTGGTACATACATATCGCCGAGGAAAGACAAATTCAGCTTTCCAAAATCGTCATGCAGGATGTACAAGTCCCCCGTATTCTGCAACGTCTGATCCAGGGCATTACTGATCATATCAAGCAGCGACACATTATCTTCCACCCGCGACGCGATCACCCACACCGTATTGGCAAGTGTACCGATGTTAAATCCATACTTCTCACCGATCAGCGCCACCACACCATCTGCCGTCTTATTCTCATATACGAGCGTATCCTTATTTTTCAGATATCGTATCTGGTCATACGCCGTGATTGTCACAATGTTACTGCGGTCACGTTTCATGCGAAAAATGAATCCATAGAACACTTCTTTTCCATCTGCATCCTTGAACCGAACCGGATCACCATTTCCAATGTTGATTCCAGTGTCCACAAAGCTGAATTCGAGCACTCCGGGGCTGATCTGCCGCTCCGTCGTAACCTTCACCTCTTCTTTCACAGGCGGCATATACGCCGTGCTATCATGCTGTATCAATAACTCGTACATATGTCCCTCCTACGCCGCCGGAATGGCAAGTACCTGCCCCGGATAGATCAGATTCGGATTCCCGCCGATCACCGACTTATTGGCATTGTAAATCGTTCCCCACTTGCTTCCATTCCCATAATACTGCTTTGCAATCTTCCACAGGCAATCCCCCTTTTTCACCGTGTAAGACCCGCCGGACGGCGCGTTGGATGATGCCGCTCTTGCTGCCTGCATTGCAGCTCTCGGCTTCGGAAGCGAAATGTCAATCGTACACGCTTTGGTTGTAAATTCCCGGTACTGCCGGAGCTTCACTTTTGCCGTTACGTCCAGCCCTTCCCCCGCATCCTCCACGATGTCGTAGCTTTCAATCGATACCTTCATGCTGGTATCAAACAGACGCTGATTCGTTCCATCCGTTCGCGTGACCACGTACTGAAATGCGCTCTTGGCGCTCATCAACGCTTCCAGCTTGTCCAGATAGTATTTTGCCGGACGGAATCCGCTCGGGTATACCGCAAACGGGTACTGCACCGCCGGAAGCAGCAGCTCAAAATCCACGTCCGTCAGCCCGGGGCTTTTTAAAATATTGGCTTCCCCCTCATTGATCAGTGTGACCGTTTCATTTTTGCCGTTAATTTTCATGGTGATCTTGGACGGCGTAACGGGAAATAAAATGCCATCCATATACAATCTGTATGCCACGGTCATTCCTCCTTTCCTATTAAAAATAATATATAAAAAGAGAGCCTGTTTCCAAGCTCTCTTTTTAGCACTATATTCTTATACATTTCATCTTTTTGCTTTGGCTGCTTTTTGCCCCTGTGCGTATCCAAAGCAAAAGGCATTATTGATTGCTTCATATATATTTGCGCTTGCATTACTGATATGTACAATATTAGATGCAAATATTGTGTAATTTTTATCAATTTTACATCTCGTATCGCTTACCACTTTCATAGTATCTTTTATTCTTGCCATATCTTAAGCCACCTCCCCGTACACTACCCGGCACTTATTCACATTGCCGTTTGCAAGTTCCAGTTCGATGACTGTCGGATAACCGTTCTCCTGCAACCATTCCACTACTTTCTGGAAAACGCTGTCCTTATACTGAACCGTAACACCGTCGTGCCCGTTCCGGCTGTATGCCGTCCTCACGACTTCATCCGTGAAGATGTCAAGCTTCTGGATGATCGCGCTCACCGCCTTGTCATGCGGTCTGCCCGATTCTGAAAAGATACCGATTTCTTTGGCAATAGTGGTGCAATCCCACAGCTTTGGTGTATCAGAGATTACCGGGGCATTGACCGGATAACCGGAATCGGAATAGATCCTTACCACTTCAGCAGCTATGTACTTGGAATCCACTCCGGCATCGTGCAGGGCTTCCTTGATGTTCTTCACCATCATGTTCACGGATGGAAGTTTCTCTTTCTTGGGCTTGTCCTGTTTCTTCGGAATTCCCTCCCGGATAATATCTTCCATATCGTGAAAGCGGTTGATGTAGCGTGCCGTGAATTCTGTTCCCTTAATACCTGTCAGTTTGTGGGCGATGAACTCGCAGCCTTTCTTGGTAATATCATAGCACGGACGTTCCTGACCTTTTGCATCCTTATATGTTGCCTCTCTGAAAAAATCAACCGGCTGAATTTTCAGCTCGTTAAGTTCTTCTACATATCCTCTTACGTCTGCCAACAAATTCTTATGCTGTTTTCCTACCATTTCTGCCACTTCTCTGCTGTCTAATGTCTGTTCAATCTGATTCATAATTTTAAATTCTCCTTGATTTTTAGGCTAGAATCTCTTATTATGAACATAGAGATTCCGTTTATGGGTTTCTTGTTTTGAGCAATCACATGCCGACCAAAGCTAGTGTGTTTGCTCTTTTTTTGTTTCTAAATCTTTTTGTACATCTTCCATTACCAAGTCCGCTACATACTGAATAAAAGATTTATCCTGCATTACAGCTTTTATCTTAGCAGCCTTATGTACACTGTCCTCTAAAACTATTGTTGCACGTTTCATTGGCTTTCTCCTTTCCGCAATTTAATTGCTTGTTTTTATGTATTATACGCAATTGTGTTGTGTATGTCAATAGTGTCAACAATAAAATTGTGCAAAAACATTGAATTAAATTGCGTGTCATGATAATATAAAAAAAAGGAGTGATAACATGGCAAAAAATAAAATTCTCGCAGAAAACATAAAAAAATACAGAAAAGAAAAACACATCACTCAAAAACAGCTTGCTTCCCTTATCGGAAAAACAGAAAGCTCTGTACAAAAGTACGAAGCTGGAAAAGTAGATATACCAAATAACGTATTAGAATGTATTGCTCAAAATTTAGACTGTACTCTAATGCAATTATATGGTATGGATTCTGAATATTTTATGACTAGATTACGAGAAACCAATACCGACCCTCTATTAGTATATCTGGATTCTCTCGGCTATAAAATTATTCTTGAGGGTAATGGAAAAATATTTATTATGGTTAATGGTCAAAAAAAACCTCTTATGAAATATCAGCATGATTTATTAAAAAAACAAATCGAATCGTACAGTAGATTTATTACCGAAAGCATTTTCGATTCTACTCTCACTGGCTAAAATACTCTATTGTACAAAAGAACCCCCGCCTACATCATGTAAGCGGGGATTCTCTATCTTTATAATTCCACTCTATTCATCCTAGCTGTAATTTTGGGTTTTAATTGCTCTATCAGCTTTGCACATTTTTGAGTATTAGGATATTCATCTCTTAAAACAAACGTCTGTGCTTCACCATCTGCATTTTGATATGTCACAATTGCATAGCATTTTACCTCACGTTTTGTTTTTGTCTTTGGTGCAGAACCAAGCACCGCTCCTGCCACTCCAAAAGTTGCTGCTCCAACAATTCCTTTCGCCAAACTGCTTTTCTGATATATGCTTTCATCAATATCCATCTGAAAATCAACATTATGTATTTTCTCATACAATAATGTCATTTCTGTCCCAGCCCCGGAAATCACCATTTCCTGAGTTTTAAGCATAACTTTGCATTTACAATTTTCTGGGATTGGCAACCCTACAACATGCACGATATCTGTATATTCCTTAGCTTGATCTTTCTTACCAAATAACCCCATAATAGTTCCTCCCTAATAATTTGTGAAATTATTATACACCTCCCTTCTGCGTTTGTCGATATTTAGGCTCCATCCCGGACTATTTCCATCGCCTCCAGTACCCGAGTAGTCAGTCCATCCACAATACCGTCCAGATCATTTGTATTATGCACGGTGTTACTCATTCCGGACATATCCACCTTGATTTCCGCCGTCGTAAAGCGATTGATTGCTTCCTGCTCTGCAATATCACGCAGATACTTCAGATCCTCTTCCGACACATCCAACGAATCCGAAATGCTCGATGTATCACCTGCTATGTTAGCGACATTCGCAGCCATATCAGATGCGGCTCCATAGCTACCTAGCGCTCCGGTGTCTCCGCTGTTTCCAAGATCCTTAATACCACCGAAGAAGTCGGAAATCTTGTTCTCTACGCCCTGTCCGAAATCATATCCCTTGTTGTATGCAGTCTGATAATCGACATAATCCATCTTGCCGACCTGCTCAACCCAGCCTGACTTATCCTTGACCGCCTGCTGTGCCTCTTCCAACTTTGAGTAGAATCCGTCTAAACCGCTGGTAATATCGACTTCAACTCCCGGTATTTTGTTCAAAAGTGTCTGTATCGCACTCGCAAGATTTGAGATATATCCAAGGACTGTAAGACACAGATCATAAAACATCACCTCTACTGCCGCGACAGGATTATTAAATACATTCCCGAAAAAATTCGCCAGCGTGGCAAACCCATTCCATGCCGGAACAACAAATGTGTTAATTATATGTGCTCCCAGTGTGGCAAATATTCCAGCTACAACCCCGGTCGCACTATAGGCGGTATGTTGTGTTTTGTTAATTGCTGCAACAATTAAATATATCGCAGCTATAACAATAATAACCGCTGCCACAATCCATGTAAGCGGACACGCCAATAATGCCGTATTAAACCCATATTGGGTTGCTGTAGCTATAGCAGTTTCTGATGCTTCCTTTTTCGTAAAAGCTGCATGCGCGTATGATGCCAAACACAGGGCAACTTTTATTCCTGTACTGACTGCCTCTACCGTTTTTACAACCCCTAAATACGTTGCATACGCCGCCAGTGCCGCCGCTACTCCACCTATAACCGGTGCGATCATTGACCAGTTGTCCACGATAAACGCCCCGCCCGTTACCATTACATCGATCACATTCAAAGCGATCGTTGCCGCCCCGGACAGGGCATTCATAATTCCGGTCAATGCCGTTTGCATATGCTGATCGTTTGCCATCTCATTCAACCGCTGTAGTACCGGTTGAAATGTTTTTAACGCCAGGTTGGAATACTGCGTCCACAACTGCCCCCAGGTCAGCGGCATAGAGTTGAACTTTGCATCTATATCATCTGCCGCCGCAAACATTGCGTTCTTTACAATATCCGCGGTGATCTGTCCATCTGATGCCATTTCCCGGATCTTACCGATTGGAACATCCATATAATCAGCCACGGTCTGGATCAAGTTAGGCGCCTGCTCGAAGATACTGTTCAACTCATCGCCACGGAGCACACCAGACCCTAACGCCTGTGTCAACTGTAAAAACGCATTGGACGATTCTGTTGCCGATGCCCCGGCTATCGTAAACTGCTTATTTACCAGCTCCGCGAACTGCACAATCTCGCCGGTCGATGCAAAAGCATCCCGGGCATTATTTCCGAGTTTCGCCACCGATGCGGCTGTATCCATATAAGACGCCCTGGAATTCTGCGCCGACTGGAAGATCATCTGTGAGAGTTCATCTGTCGTCTGCATTGTCCCATTCAGCGCATTATACTGCGACACCATCATATCAAGGCGCGCCGTGGTCTGCGTAAGTTCATCCGACAGATCCAGTGCGTTTTTTACCGTAGAAATGCCAACATACGCTCCGACAAGCGATTTTACCTTATTTACAAGAGCATCCGTATGCTGTGATCCAGCCTGTATCTTCTGGTTGTATTCCTCCTGTTTCCTGCGCGCGCTCTCCGTGGCACTTGTGATGTCCTGTAAACCCACCATGCCATCGGCAAGCAGCTGCCGCGCCTCTTCCATCGACGACGTATCAATCGCGGTGCTTGATGCATATTCCAGCGCTTCAAAGTTGCTTATCACCATATTCACCGCCGTACAGATATTGTAGAGCGGCGCGGACATACGGTCCGACAACTCTATCGCAGTCTGAATACTTGACATCCTCTCACCTCCTACTTCTGGATTTCTTTTGCCTTGCGCTTCTCTTCCTCAACCCGAAGATCAATGGACGCAATCACAAAAGCTTTCTCATTCCGATCCAATTCAGCAAAGAATGACGGCAGCCAGTGAAACTTCTGCAAGCAATAATGCGCATATGCCGCTTCACCGTCGCCGCCATTGATTAGTTTTTTGCCTCGTCCACCTTCTCCTGCAGCGTCTCGTCGATGCCGCTGTATTCCTGCACGAATGTGGCAAGCTCACCGAACTCTTCCGGGTTGTCGACCATTTCCACAATCAATGCCTCTGCGCTCATAACGCCATAGGAATCCTGCAGTTCTGCATTGTGCAGATCCGGCTCCACAACCGCGGCGCAAATCATTTTTCTCAGAAGCTCATCCGTATTAACCTTCTGCCGATACAGTCCAGGCTTGCCGGTTACCGGCACCTCAATCGTACATTCATCCCGGATTGCCGCAGATTCTTTTGTGGACAGAGGTCTAATCGTCCAGAGTAACGGATCACCGTTCTCATCACACAGTGACTTTGTGGCAGCAAACTGCGTTGTCTTTTTGGCTTTCTTATTCTGTTTCAAAAATGCTTTTAAATTTCCCATATGTTTTTCTCCTCATTCTCTTAATTGGCGGCAGTCTCCCGCCGCCGTTGACTTGTTACAGGTAGGACGGCTCCTTGTAGGATTCCGGGCTGGAATAATCCGCAGCATAGAAATTGATCTCCTGCTCGACAAATCCACCCTCGGCATCAAACATTGACAGCAGCACATCTCCGTCGATCACGCAGTTGTGATAAACCTTTGTACTGCGCCCCATGCAGGTAGCCGCATCATTGTTTGTTGTCTGCAATTCAAACACCGGCAGATGACCGGTATTTTTGTACTCGGTTACGATCCGGTCAAACATCTCCGAGCATTTGTAGACCGTCATTTTTGCCTGCACGACCATTCCGGTCGGCTTCCTGCCGGAAATGATCTTTCCCAGCACCGGGATCTCCTTGGTGCTGATGTTTGCCTTGCCCTCAAAATTCTTTGCGTTCAGCAGATTATACCGCTGTTCGCCAACCGTGACAAAAGCTTCCGCCTCTTTTGCAGACGGCACATCCTGTTCATTCATATAAGCGTTAAACATCTCTTTACCTCCTACTCAATCACGACCGTCATATACAACTGTGACATTGCATTAACGATCGTCACCTTATCTTCCACGTACACGCCGCGCTTCTCGCTTCCGGCGGAGACCACAACATCATCCTCCGAAAAATTCTCGATTGCTCCAAGCTGCTCTAACTGCTTATGATGCGATGCAATATCGTTCCATAAGCTGACACGACCAGATTCATTGTTCTGAACCTTGCCGTGATACTTCGTGTTGAACAGCGATGCGATATCCATCGCGATCTGATCCAGCACACGGATCGTCTGGTTGCTCTGGAAGAGTTCGTTTTTATTCTCCGTAAGTGTCACAAGAGAATTGATATCCTCTAAGACATGCACTTCCGTTCCCACGCTGTGCAGGACGAATTCACCGGCTTTCACAGCGTTCTCAAGCTGTGTCTGCGTATAGGCGGTGTCAATCTCAAGCTCCCCATCATAGATCGCGTTGGTACAGGTCGCATTAACCCCGCACGCCGCCTCCAGGCCCACAACCCACGGAATCACATCCGGGCTGTTCTTCACATTGATGACGCCCTCATAATCCGCCGCACAGTTATACAGGACTGCCTGGAATTTCGCCCCGACCTTGTCCCTCATACGTTTTACAAATGCGGCGTACAGTTTCGCCGTGGTAGCATCACTCACGCTCGCGCCGATCGTATTCACGGTATATGATTCCAAAAGATCCAGGTATTTCTGATGCACCTCACCATTGACCGTTCCATTCGTACCGCCTGCCAGCGGAACGCCTGCCGTTGCTTCAAGTGCGGTTTCTTTCCATGTAACCCAGTCATTTTCTTTCAGATCAGCCGCGGATGCTACCGTCTGGGAATCCACAAGCTGCGCATCCAGATACAGCTTCACGTCAAAGCCATCTCCGTCCACATTCGCCGCAATAGCAACCTTCAGATCATTGCCACGGATTCCGCAGCACTTCGCTGTCGCATAGGTATTTTCCGCCTTTGCACCGCCCGATGTCAGCTTATAGATATAAGCCTTTGTCGCATGCGCAAACAGTTCGCGTAACGGCTGCATTTTATCATCTGTATAGGCATAACCGAACAGCGTGAGCGAATTCTTAATGAAATCTTCCTGCGCCACCTCCATCATCACGTTATCTGCACCCCAGTCAAGTTCAAGAGGCATGGATGCCACGCCACGTTCTGACAGATTCGCGGTCACGCGCGCCGCCGAAATAAAATTGATATAAGCACCACCCAAAACCTTATTCTGGTTTGTCCACTGTCCACCTCCGTACATTATCGCACCGCTCCTTTCATGTATTTTTCCATTTTCTTATCCACTTCCTCAAGCGTATAAGATTTTCCCGGTTCCAGTAATGCCGACAGGAGATCCGCCCTGCCCGCATATTTCTTGGAACCAATGATCTGCTCTTTGGTATAAGTAACCTTATTAACTGCTTCTGCCACTGTTTACCTCTCCTTTCACTTCGCATTCTTCCATATACGCATCTTTCTGGCTCTGCCCCAGGAATAACGTATATTCTGCCGTTGCCGACATCACATTGTCCGATATGTCCTTACATTCGATCGTACCGCGCACCATTTTACCTTCTACCTCTATAAGGTCCAGGCACTCGCTCAACCGTTCATAAACGGTATTGATCTCTTTCTTGGGCTCGTCGCTTTCCGGAAAATACTGCACGATAAAAAGCAATGTTGCTTTTCTGCGGCCGGTAAGCCCTCGCGGCACATCCGGATTGATGCAGCGCACAAAAAATGCAGGCTCTTCCATGTCCTGCATTGATGCTTCTGTATGGATTTCATAGTTATCGCCAAATGCGGCATATAAGGCATCTGTGATGCCCTTTAAAACTTCGTTGATCATGCAAACACCTCGTTCAGCCATGCTGTCAGTTTCTTCTCGAGGATTCCCGGTGCTGCCTTGCGAATTTCATTTGTGGAATATGTGAGCATAAGCTGTCCCGGCACCCAGCCTTTTTTTAGACACTTCCCGATAGCCGGAACATACCTCCCTGGTGTCTGGCGATGTCCAAACTCTACGTAGCTGGCATATTTCACGTCATTTCGCACCTCAATTACATAGGTGTCTCCAAAATGATTTATCTTCAAGCTGTCCACGAAATCCATTACATTATTTGTTTCCATTCCCTCTGCACCGCTTCCGGCTTTATGGGTTGTCCATCCTCGGCGCAGAATCCCGCCCTGTTTTTCTGACATAACAAGAAACTTCTGCTGACCGTCATCCTCCACATCATAGGAATCCGAGTAATCCCCTACCGGAGTACGCTTAATAACCTTTGCCAGCAATCGTGCTGCCAACTCCTTGGCACAGGCTTCCATGAACGCTCTCTGCTGTTCCTCATCGGCAACTTTCTGAACTCTATCCCGGAACTCCTCCAATTGTTTCAGATCAACCTTTGTATTTCCCATCAAGCCCACTCCTTAAATAAATCCAGCATAATTTCCTGATGCGTCGGGTGCATCCCCGGAACGCCGCTCCTGGTGTACTCCGTGGAATTGCCACAGTGTGTCACGATGATCTTGGAGCCGCTCTTGATTTCCACCTCCGGCGCAACAAACAGCTTTACCGCCTGCGCTACCGGAGATGCCGCATCGGTCTTTTCTGCCTGTGCGATCGTCTCAAACGACAGCTTGCACGGCTGATTTTCCAAGACCACGGTGTCCGTGTATGTCACAACGCCCTTTTCCTTGGTCTTATGGTGTTCCACAACCGTGCAGGTATCTTCATACATGGCTTCAATTGCCCTTCTGACCATATCCATCAAAACACCACCTTCCGGTAACGGTTCAGCACCGGCTTGTAATTCTTCATAAGGCTTTCCGAGAACTCCGCTGCGGAAGTCTTAAAAGAAGTTGTTGTATCGCCGATCTGCACCGAAGAAACCGTCTGTGGTATATTGGCACTCCCCATATGCTCATTCCGGTAAATATCCATCGCCATGCGCAGTACCGTGGTTTCCAGTCCTGCCGGAATCTCGTCGATATGGCAGTAGTTTTTTACCGTATCCTCTGCATTTTCAAGCGCAAACTCCAAGTGGACTTTCACTGTCTCATCCGGGGCGCTTATCCCGAGAAGCGCCGACAGCCTTTCGACTGTCAGCTTGCTTTCCTCTGCCATACCGCACCTCCTAACCGATCTTATGCTTGATTGCTACAATTCTAAGCTGCTTCGGCTCGTATACCGGCTTCCAATTCTCCGCCATTGCAAGCTCTGTACGAAGCGGTGTCTCCACATGCTCACGTTTTGCTCCGGTGTACGCAATTCCTCTCGGATGCAGGATGAACACCTTACGGTTGATAAGATAATCAATACCACCACCGGTCTGCTTATCACGGTCAACCTCTGTTGAAACAAATCCGGTCGGAGAACCATTGCCGTAAGCTACCGCACCATTGCCAAACAGGTATGTCGTATACACGCCACCGGAAGTTACCGGACAGCCATCATCCACGGTCACACGTCTACCCTGATAGGTGTCAAACTCAACATCCGTAGAATCACGCTCTGTCTCGATCAGATTCAGCTTTTTCAGATAAGACTTTGTCGCCGAGTGCATCGCTACGCCGGATAACTGCGCCTGCGCGTCGCCGAGCAGCTGGCATGCGTCAATAAACGCAGATGCGCTGATCTGCTTTGCCGCATCCGTTTTTCTGGTGGTAAGGTCAAGAATATGATCTGCCATTCTGGTTTCCGCCGCCGGTGTTCCCTCTGCCCCTGCAGTAGTGGTGCCGAACACTCCGGCAAGAATTGAGATAAGCTCCTTCTGCATATCTCTTGCCCAGTAGGATGCTACCAGGTCACCGATGGCTTTCATCGGATCAGCTCCAGCCAGCGCCGCGGAAAGATTGCTTGCTCCCCACATATTCTGTCTGTAGATTGTGGTGGATACATCCTTGTTGGAACCGATCTTCTTTGCGGTCATCTTTACGTCCTCAAGGATTGCCTCGGATTCTCCCTGTAAATCCTCGAAGAACGGCATATTGTGTGTTCTGGCTGCCTCGCTTGCCAGTGCGTCAAATTCCGGGCTGTTTACCACGATTCCGCTCTGGAAGAACGCGGACAGCTCCATCGTTCTGTTGATTACATACCGGTTAAAAAGCTCCGGTACAATTACGTCTGCAATCTTTGTAATTGCCATAAATTATCATCCTCTCTTTCTTACAGTGTTACTCCGGCCGCTGCGGCAAGTTCTTTTGCCTGCGCCGGGTTTTCTTTTAACATACGTCCCTGTTCTGTCAGATTAAAAGTGTCTTTTGCGAACGGATTTGTTACGCCTCCTGCGCCGCCATTTTTAGGGTTGTACGGCGGTTTCTGCTGTTCCTGCTTAAACAGGTGCGCCATTGTTGCATCTTCCTTATAGGGTTTTACCGCCTCTTCCACTCCAATCGGCTTACCTTCCTTGTCAAAGTTGAACTTCTCAAGTCCGCCCGCCTTGTAAATCAGATAATCCGGATCCAGAACACCATGCTTTGTGAGTGACTCTTTCAGCGCATAGGTCTTCTTTAAATCTCCGATAGTTGTGTTGAGCGTCTCAATCTGACCGGCAAGATTCTCTTTTTCTGCCACGGCGGTATCATACTTGCCTTTGTCAACATACTGACCAGATCCAAGGTCTGCAAGCTTTACCTGCTTATCCTTATTCTCCGGCTTTCCATTATAGGCATTGACGGTATCTGACACCTGCTTATAGAGATCCTCGCCTAAAATGTCTTTTAAAAATTCCATAGTTTCCTTTCCTGCACCGTTTTTAAGCGTGGTGTCTCCACAAGCAGTATGCAGTTTTGATGCCATGCATAAGGGCAAATTGCCGCAGTTTAAACGTCATAAGGCTTTCGGACAATATAAAAACAGGACTGCCGGAGGAACCTACTTGGCGTCACCTCTGCACCGTTCGGTTCATAAATTTCCGGTTGTCCTGTTATTATTAAAATACTTCTGCTTTGCTCTGTGTTTTCGTATCTGGTGGATGTTCCTCCGTACTACTTAGCATTTTATCAAGCTCTACCACGCGCTTACTAAGAGCCAGAAATGTTTCTATGTTTTCAATTCCGCACTTTTTCTGCAACTCCAAGCACAGTATAATCTGGTTCTCTATTATTTCTCGATTCATCATTCCTCCTTCTGATTTTGGGTATAAAAATACCACCTAACCGTTATTGGCTGGTGGTATTATTCTGCGTCTTCCCAACTATTCATTTTTTCACACCGTTTTTTTTCCTTTTCAATGTCCTTTTCCAGCTCTTCAAGAGTTCGTTCCGTATCTTGCACCGGACCATCGTAATATTTCTTGCTCATTATAATTTTCTCCACTTTATTCCGTAGTCCATTTCAAACTGCTCTAACGCTTTTATATTTGCTTCTATGCCTTTATTATATCCACTTTTTCTGTATTTTTCAACAGTCTCATCAAATAATCTTTGGGAAAACGGCTTGTCGCCAACCTCATATACATATACATCTCCATTATGACATACAACAATTCCCTTTCTGTATCCCCTATAACCCGCTGACGCAAAATCTGCTCCAGTCGGAGGAATATTTGTTCCATGATTATGTATACTTATAAGTGTTCCTCTTGGTTCTATTTCTATCGCATCTCTCAGGCTTTTATTATACTCAACTATATTATCTTCTTTTGCAGCAACGCTTTTCCCTTTTATCTTTCCATCGATGACACTAATTAAATACATATCTTCTTTATTAGTTCCGTTTCGATGTACTAAAATATCGCGAGCTTTCTGCCATATTGCCTTCTGAGTATTTTCATTCTCATCAAGGTTCTCAAACTTCTTTCTATACTCCGTGCTCTTTACAAAACCTACATCAACCTTATTGTCATGCGTCTTTTGTGAATACTTGCCGCTAATTCCTTTCTCTGTATTACCATCCGCAAACGATTTCTTCCACTCCTCATACGTCGTATTCTCCGGCACATAATACTTCTTGCCATCTGCTCCGCGTGCAACTCTCTCCCCTGTGGTAAATTCATCGTTGAAATACGGGCAGGTGCATCCCCGGCAATTCGGATGGAACGGTGGCACGGTAACACCAATCTTATAATCTTTCATCGGAAAGTGCTTCCCGTCCATCTCCCCGCAGGTGGGGCAAGTGCGGCTGTCCAATGTCTCTACCACCTCGAACTCCTCCACCCCAAGATCAGAAAAACACGTTTCCTGTGCCTTAGCAGAAAAAGCGGCTGATTCCGTCTGAACAATTCGCGCCGCCTGTGACCTGCTCTCTTTCATGTTCTGGGATATTTCCCGTATAGCTCTATCCGGCGATTCCCCGGTAATGCACATCCGCGTTAAGGAATCGTGCATATTGTTAATCAGCTTCGTTTTATCCGTCCAAATGCGCTCTGAAAAGTTGCGTCCATCCACCGCCCAGGGCTTATGTATGATGTCATTAACCTTTTCCGGATTAAAGCTCTGCATCTGCCAACCAACACCGATACCTCGCTGCACTTCGTATGCAGTATGGTAATACCCGGATGTATACAGATTTGCGATATGTTCATCTATGGAATCATGATAATTTCCGTACAGCTTTTCAATCTCCTGCTGTGTCTGCACCTTGAGCGCTTCCAGTCTGCTGATATGCACCTTTGCGGATGCATTCTCAAGCTGTTTCGTCCACTGCTGGTTTATGCCATTTTCACGCCCGTACTTGATGTAATCCTGTACATCCCACCGGAACTCTTCCAGTTCGTCACTGTTAAGCAGGCGTCTGGCTTCTATCATTGAAATCCCGTTGTTGGCAGCAAACCGCTGATACCAGGCGTTAATCTTCCCGTCAAGCGCCTGCTCTGCACGCCGGAACTCCTGTTCAATCTCCTGCACGGTCTGAACGGACGTATCATGCTGTGATTCTTCCAACTGCCGGAAGCGCTCCTGCCAGTATTCACTTGTCCGTTCTCCCATGCACTCACCTCATTTCACTGCTCGGCATCTGCTTTCTCATTGCTATCTGTTTCAGTGCTATTTTTAGATGCATCAAAAGCACCGACGTAAGCATCTGCCTTCTCCTGTGCTTCCTGTGCCTCTTTCTCCAACTGCTTCAGCTCCGCATCCGCATCTTCGACAAGCGGATGATTTTTGAGAATCGTCTTTTTACTGACAATTCCAACCGAATCCTTGCAAATCTGTGCCTGCTCCGTGTCATTTTTTACACAAGTGCGGGTCCACGTCTGGATGATTTTCTTGCAATCAATTCCCTCATGGCGGCATATCGCTCTTACCAGACGGGCGAACCCAAGCTGGAACTCCGTCTCCGTCAGCCCGGCTTTCATTTCAAGCAGCGAGTACATGAATTTAAGCGCTTCTCCGCTCTGATTTCCAAAGTTCTCCGGCTGCGGATCAAATCCCTGCCCCTGTTCAAAAATAGCCTTTCTGGTGGCTTCTAACACGCTGTTACGGGCTTCAATCGGAATCTCAATGTTGAGCGTACTTACCCCTGGGTTGCCGCCCTCATCACCGTCCACCTTAATAGTCTTGTATTTTTTCAGATCTGACAGAAACGTATTGAGGTCCGTGCCGCCATACCCGGACAGGACAATTATCAGTTCCTGAATATCATCCAAATCATTAACAAAACCACTGTAGACCTTGTCGTATACGTCTATCAGCGGCTTAATGTTTTTCAGATCATTTGTATTCGTGTTGTTGTTCGGGAATGGAATAAACGGCACCTCTCCAAATTCATGCCGATATTCTGCGGTAAAATCGCCAGTATCCGGCGCCATGAAAGTGTTGTAGTAGAACAGCCCATCATCCAAGGTATCGCCGCTCTTCCGTCGGAATGACCAGCAGCTTTCCTTATCCCAATACTCATAAATTGCATAGGTATCTCCTGTTTCCTCGTCGATTTCATCGTACATACGGAGAACACCTAGCAACTTCTTTTTCAGATTGTGGGATTCGATCGGGATAATCTGCTTGCTGTCAACTACCGCCCACTGGAATGTTCCATATTCATCCTCCCAGTAATGAATCCATCCCACCGACGCATTGGCAGCATTGACGCACAGCTCCATGCAGTTTTTCCGGTATTCATCCCCGAGCATTTCTGTCACGATTTCATTTCCATGCTCATTTCCGATATCAAAAAGCGGCGGTGCTGTGAACATATAAGCGGCTTTCTGGTTTACGATGAGTCCGTGAAAGTTCCGGGGGATCCGGTTATCTGCATTACGCAGAGGGTTATCGGAATCCTCTTTCTTTTTCTCGTCTTCGGGCTTGTCTTTCACCAGAATATCCGTTTCATTCCGGTAGTACCGTTCCGCCTGCATCGCCCGCAAGGAAAACCGTGTATGTCCCGGTTCGTATTTTCTTATGAGTTTTTTCATTACCTCAAGTTCCATGTTCTCACCTCTATTTTAAAATGCTGATGCCGCCCGGCTTGCGAATAATCGTATAACAGAAATACCGAAGAGCATCCATCGCATGATCGTGCAGCTTTACCGGTTTATCCTCGCCACGCTCAGATGCTTTCTGGTCCCAGATATATGACCCAAACTCTTTTATAGTGTTTGGGCACTGGTCACTGATGGCGATTTTCCCTTGATTCAGCAACGATGCCACAAACCGGATTCCATCCAACACATCATTTTTTGCTTTCTTGATCGCATAGCCTCGTTTTTTCAACTCCGCAATGAAGGACGCTGCCGATGGATCTATAATGATCTTCACTGGCTTTATACCACCAAGCCACCGCTCCAGATCATCCGCATACTCACTATCCGTTTTCTGCCTTTCCTCATCTCGGCCGGAATAATAATACTCGCGGCAGCACACCCACCGTCCAGATCGTTCTTTACACCACAGCAGGAACACCGTGGCATTTTGTGTACCATAATCGCAGGATACATAGTAATTTTCGTTAACCAGATCTGACAGATTCGATATCACATGCTTGGCAGTGTCGAACATATCGTAGATAATGCCCTCTGCCATCGCCCACAAGCCACGGATATACCGCCGGTAGAATACACCTGTATACATACTGCGGTATCTTTCCTTGATTTTCTCCGACAGAGATAAATTATCATCCATCGTAAAATGCAGATATAAAATCTCTTTTAA